CAGATTTACGGCCTCACAAGTTGTATCAATCGTACGTGCTGGTGATGAACTAGCGCAATTAGAGAAATTAGCGTTAGTGGTTCGTAACCATGAAGACGGCGCTCAGATAATATCAACAGATCAAGCTACACAGTCATTGCTAACAGACATCATCAATTGGAGCGCCACATTACCTCCTCAAAATATATTAATTGGGGGTGTACATTTACCAAACCCAGAATATGTTGATGCTAGGCTAGTAAAAGTAGTCAAGGTCTGGAAGATGTATGAGTATAATGATGGGCACAGCAGGAGCGGAAACCATTTTGGTGACACGTTTGGTTTTATAAAGAATAGGTTTATAGTACCAGTTGGGCAGCACACTACTGATTTGAACGACGTTTATGTGTTACAAAACACTAAAGATAATTGGTTCTCAGATGATGCGACAGTAGACAATTTCAAAAACTACTTTGGTTTTTTAAATTGTTCTGGGCTCACTTCAAAAGACTTAGCGATATTAGATAACATAATCCAGGATGATGTAAGACACACGCCATTCCTGTGTGACCAAGTCATCGACCTAGGTATTGATGGTAAAATAGGCATCACAACTCCAACCCAGATAGTGCCTATGACTACGACCTACACAGCAGAAGAAGTACGAGCCATTATAATTAAATTGGTAAATAACCACCGATGGCATGAAGACATGCTAGCAGCACTTAGGGCTTGTAAGTATTGGCTAGCCCAACCAGCAACTGAAACTGTAGAGGCTCATTGGTGGACACAAATACCGAGAACGATGTACCTGCCCAAACTAGGACTCAAAAGGGCGGCCATACACATACTACTACAAGAAGAAGGAGTTTGTACCACAGCAGAGGCCATACAATCAGTCAGAAATTTGGACACTGAATCAGATTCTCTAATTATAGAGTCTGTGTTTGCAAATACTTGTTGGTACTGGGGTGAGTATTTTACTATTTTCAACAAGAAAAATTTAATGGACTTGTTAGTAGGTCTGTCTAGAGTTACTAACCTTACGGTAGATGAGCACTACCGAGCAGATGCCATGTACTCAGCAGTCATAGGTAGAGCTATCCCTACTGGAGCACATTCGTGCATAGCAACAGTGTGGACAGATCCGCTTAGAAGCTGTTATAACAAGAGAGTACCTTTTGGAACCCTTAACTTCCAAAACATTACTGATTATGGTTATGACATACGTGATAATTACATTTTGATGAATACTATTGTAGCACCATCATGCATAACATTGATAGCTGGCCTAGCCGGGTCACTAATTGCGGGAACACCCTATGGGTCAATCTATAATATAAGCCCGGGTGTTAAGAAGAGGAATGTTCGACGAGTCATGCAGGCGTTGAATTATAATGACTTATGGGCATTAGGTGTACTATCTAGGTTCCAGGGTTACAACGTTAATTACCAGCATCCGACGCGTAACGGTCGTCATACAATTTATGCTGCTAATGACGTCAGTGTTGCCATGCCGCCTGTGACCCCAAAAGAGTTAGAAGAACCGAAATCTTACACATTAGAGAGTATAGTAGCTAGAGATTACACATTTGGCACTAGTACAGAGTTTTGTCTGCGTACTAAGACCACAGTGTATTGGTCCAGGGACATACCATCAGCACAGTTAGAACCAAACTGGAACGCGCCAAGTGGTGGTCATGTTTTAGCACTCCAGTCGGGCATAACTGAAATTAGAGTAGCTACAGATGCAGGTCAACAGTATACAGTGGCGTTAGCAGCCGTCTACGACTTTGAGACGGCGGATTTTCGCGTGGAACACCTGCACGCAGGCGTACCATTGCCCACAACCCAAGGAGTATTACCATTAACCGAATCACAAGAAGACAAGCCACCGGATCCACCAGAAGCGCAACAGGCGGAAGCAGTGGCAGGACCACAAGTTTAAAATTGCTTGCACGTAAAGACATGGCAGTGCCAATGTATTGTTTATCTCAAGGTGATATTTTAACCGAAACTAGCTTCAGCGAAGCAAATTTTTTACTATATGACATCCTTAATGGAGTTAATTTAAGTGGTGTGGTTCATATACACATCAGAGGTAGGGCTGTGCCTGTACTAGCTCATTATCTACCTGAGCATGAACTAACTGTACTATATATACATAATTCCCTTCCACTCAAACATATGCCAACTAGTGTATTACTACGTTTATCTAGATTGCAATACGGGCCTGATTTGTTTCCTTATGGACTTATAGACGATGTGGACGTCCTAAGGCACGCTTTTTATATTACCCGGAGTAGTGTAAAACAATACAGAGGAGCATTACACAATTATCCCATAATTAATTCTTGGGTAACGGGTGTCTGTGACCCTCCTATCACTAAAATATCTTCTTTACACTTGCGGCACATAACTATGAAGGAGTTACGGAAACTTGGAGTTGATTGGTTTGATACTAAGGCTCGATTTCTGTATCCGTGTTTAGAACAACTAGCTGGACTAGGGATGCATGAAGCTATGTTTATAGGCTTTATTATCTGGGCTAAGTCATTACCGGACATAGCTTGGCAGTATATTTCGTGTTCTGGAATCTGGTATTGGAAGTTTGACAGTCTTGACGACTTTATTAAGAAGATCAAAAATAGATTCACACTGAGGTTAAAGGCACTTCAAAATCTAGTACCTTTAGATCTCAAACCTTTCTTTGAAATGGAGGTATTGGCCAACAGGGGTCTCGGTAGTATTGATTGGCAGAGTGAGAAAGACAATAGGACGAAACCCAATCTAGCCAATTTCGATGCTAAGGCAATATTTCAGGAAGCCGGACGTCTGTTTACAAGGATTAAGAACTTAGGTGGTCAGGTGGATAATCTTAAGTGGTCTTCATATATCAACAAGAGATGGCAATGGGCACCTACTGGGGCGTTTCATTCACAGTATGAAGAAGATTTAAAATATGTAGCTCAGGATAGCTTAAACCGTCACAAGTTTTTTAGTTTAAATGCAATGCCCAAACCTAAGTTAGAAGATCTACTAAATAGACCTCCAGAAATTAGAGCCTGGCCGTCGGTTAAGTGTGAATGGACGAAAATGCGTGCGATCTACGGAGTAGATGCTACTAACTTTATATTGACAGGTTTTGTTTTCGGTGATTGCGAACGAGTGTTATCTCAATTATTCCCTATAGGGCCTGGAGCTGAAGAGAATAATGTCAAGGTTACGGTGAAGGAAATCATGAGAAACGGTATCCCTTACTGCTTTGACTTTGAGGACTTTAACTCACAGCATTCTGTTGAGAGCATGCGAGAGGTACTGAAAGCTTATTTTGCTGTTTTTGGGAAAAAGATGTCTGCAGAGCAGCGTAAAGTATTTCCATGGATTTTACATTCATTAGATTCTTGTTATATCAAAGAACAGGGTCACGACAACTACTATAAGACGACAGGTACGCTATTGTCTGGATGGCGGCTAACGACTTTTATGAATACAGTACTTAACTATATTTATATCCAACTGTTGACTAAGGGCAATGAATTAGTCGCTACACATAATGGAGATGACGTACTTGCTGCTGTTGACAGCCTACAACAAGTACAAGCATTGGTAGCTGGTGCTGAAGTGCATAATGTACGATTTCAGATGTCTAAGTGTTTTTTAGGTTCTGTTGCTGAATTCC